TGTACTGTGATGTCTGCGTCTGTGTATCCATCTGAGTGATATGTGAGTGCTTCATCAAGTAGGCGCATTTCTTTATTGGACAGATCGAACCATTGGCCTTTGATTGAGTGTGCATATTTTGCTGCACGATAGCCGTGCTGTGGATCTCTGCTTTCGTTTCTGCGCTGGGTATCGTGCAAGAATGAGAATAGATCGACAACTTTTGTGTTGGCATTTTCTGCTTTTGCAATGTGCCTACCGTTTTGGAACACGCGCGCCCAGTGTTGGAAGCCATGATAACCTTGGTGGTTCATTTGGTATTGGTCATAGCAATGCTTTGCGAATTGTTTATTTACCATGCGAGCATAAACACCAGTACGGCTACGACTAGGATTGCGAAGACTATTCCTGTTACGATTTCTTTTATCCATCCTTCTGGTTTGAAGTCATAGACATCGACATGGCCGCGCAGATTGATTGCTATGTACATTCCTTCTTCGGCTGGCACTTCGCCTGTTTGTGTGTGGACCCACAGGAAGTCTGAGCCTTTTCTTTTGGAGGAGTTTTCCTGCACCCAATCTGGGAAGATTGTTTTGAAGCCTGTGAATTTCCAAGATTTAACGATCATGTTTTGCTCCGAACATTTTATCCATCAGGCTTTTGCCTTTGGTGGTTAGTGTTATATTTCTTTGCCGCCTATCTTTCATATCCATTTTGATATCGATTAGTTTGGCTGCTTTGACTTTTCCTCTGCCATTTTCTGAAAGTGAGTGCAGCACTCTATTGACGCAAGATTTTTGCATATCCAATTTGATTATGAGATCCGCGCTATTGATTGGTTGTGTTTTGCAGATTTCTGAGAACACCAGCATGTGATTGATTGAAGTTTGCGCGTTGTCTAACGCGGTTGTGAAATTTTTGATTTGCGTTTCGAGCATTTCTATTTGTTTCATTTCATTCCTCTGTAAATATATCTTTGGCCAGATCGATTGGCACTTCGATTGTTGATGACCTGAAGTCACACGTCAAACATTTCCGTCTGCGTTTAATTGTCTGAAAGCCATACTTCAGATTTGGTCTTGAGTCTATGGCTGTCATTTTTGTTTTGCAGTTTGGGCAATGCGAGACTGTATCGTAGTTTGGTTCAGTCATTATTTATTTCGCCCAGTGCGCGAGTTAAAGCTCGTTTGATACGCTTTGCTCTATCTGGCAGGATCAATGCGTCCAATCCTTCTATCAACCATTCGATCTCTTGCTCTGTGACTGAGACTTGAGTTGATGGTGTTAGGTATGTTCCACCATCGATATTTTTTTGCTGTATAAACCGCATCACGCTGCCTCCTTTTGGAAGGCAGCATAGAGATCTTTGGCGGCTTCGTGCCAAGACTTCTTGACCATTTGGATCACGCCTTTCTGGTGCGTCCAATTTAGGTTTTTGGTCTTATAGATTTTACCAATGACGATGTATTTATCGTCGCCGTAAGATTTCCAGAGGATAAGCCCCTCTGAGTATTCTCCAGATCCTTCGACGCGGCATCTGATGTCGAAGCCATTCTTTTTGTATTCCATTCTGCGTATAGACATTTTCTTTCCTCCCTTAAAATTTGCCAGCGCGGATGTCAGCGATGCGTTGATCGTTATCGAAGTAGTTTACTTCCAAAACTTCTACGCCAGCTTTTTTGATTGCGGCGATGTAAGCCTTGGCTTCTTCGATTGTGTCTTCGCATCCAGCGAAAGATTTGTGCGGTGTTTTAACTTCGTAGCGTGTCATTTTCTTTCCTCTCTCTCTATAAATAACATATATGACATCTGGAACAGATTACAAGTGTCACAGATAAAATTAATTACATTTAATGCATATTAATTGCAGTGACCCCGACTGCATTAAATAACCTAGCCCAAACCCCTTATTCTTATAGTATATATATATATTATATATATTTATTACATTATTACTTACTACCTTCCCTCCCCCCTCTGGGGGAGACACATGGGGCCACCCACAGGTACTAATACTGGACTGCATTATTGCAATAAATACATTAATTATTAACGCCTTGATATCGTTGAACAAAACAGCTCCACAGTGAGATGCAATAAATACTGCAATAAATGCCATCGTCCTATTTCTCCCAAGGTGGCTTGGATAAAGTGATTGGTCTGTTGGACATATGTCTTTTGGCTGATCCGACTTTCATCTTCACTCTGGTCATAGTGTCTGGCTTGTAGCCAACTCTTGTTCTGGAGAACTTCCCAATGTTATGGGCCATTGATTCTGGTTTAAATTTATTCATTAATTTGGCCTCCCTGCCAAAATGTATTCAGTTACGAAAGACGGCCTCTTTCCCCAGACCGTCCAGATGAAATCCATAGTGGCGCTCTTGCCCCTCTCAGGAGACATGGCTGGCCTCCACGTCATGGCCATCACTGCCATTGGTTTGGTCTGTCTGAACAACTTCTGCCGCTTCTTGGCATGCCAAAATGTGGCTTTGGTAAGCATTGCAAACGGCACTTCCTTTTCAGCGCATCGCTCAATAAAGTCAGCGGCCAGATTAAATGGTGGGTTTGTAATGATGCCATCGCACTGACAGTCAGCGTTCAGGAAGTTCATATTCCCCTCGCCATATCCACGGTCATGCAGGTCCGTTGAGATCACTCTGAAGTTGCGTTCCTCTAGCACCTTTGAGATCGCCCCATCGCCACAGGCAGGCTCCCAAATGCGCCCCCCTCGAAACAAATGCTCGAACCTATCGATCAGTGCGATGGTGCATTCTCTTGGGGTTGCGTAGAAGTCGGCAGCGTTGCGACTATTTTTGGGCGAATTTCCCCCGATGATAACTGATGACTTCATTTTGACAGCTCCCCGCCACATGCCATGTAGCCAGCCCCATCGATCCAATTGTCTTTATTCTTTGGATTTGATTTGGCTCTAGCAATTTTCAGTAGGGCCATCATTGCCCCTACTTCATGCGGTTTTATCAGGGTGTCCAAATAAATTGACCAAAGATTTGCGATGGCAGTCAGATTGTTTTCCATGTCTCCATGAGTAGCTGCCCGATCTTTCGTGACATATTCTTTGGCGGTGTCTAAAATTTCTGCTCTGTTCATTACATTCTCTCTCTGGGTTGATTGATATATGGGAAGTCTTTTGGGGTTAGCTCTGGCAGACTAACAGCACCTTTGTCGCCACTGACGCGGTGTCTGGTTCTGAAGAAACCATCGTGTTCATAATAGGCTTCCATAAACTTTCGAGCATACCAAGCGACATAATTGTTGTTGATTTTGAAAGTAGACTTTCCATCAACGTCTGCTTCATCTGTCTCCCACCTAATGCGCTCCATAATTGCTTGCGCTGAGTAATTTTTAAATCCACGATTAATTCTTTCCAAGGAAAACCTAATAAACAATTCTCGAACTATTGGGTTTTCTGCGTCAAACTCAGCGGCCTTTTCATCCAGTTGTTGTTCTCTAGTTTTCATTTCTCTCTCCTTAATGTTGTGGTGGTGCGAAGTAGGCAAATCTGGCCCGACCTTTTTGGCCCTCATTTGTCTGGCGATATTCTATGCCGCGATCTTCTTGCAGTGCCGCGAAGACTTCTTTGCGCCGTCTTGGTTCCATATTTGCGAAGGCCGAAACTGTGCGTGAGATTTGGCTTTCGGTAATTCCAGCCAGCCCAGACTTTTCAATCTTGGAGTAAACGGCCTTGCAGCAAGAGTCGAATGGACCTTCGGCCATGTTCGAGCGGAACATCTCAATGGTTTGCTTGGCATAATAATCGACATAATCAATTGACCATTGCATTGCATCTGCCCCGATTTCATCTTGGCCCATTGACCGGGATATAATTAGAGACAGGCGCATGGCGATTTCGCGTGATCGATTATACATGGCCTCTAATCCTGTGCCAGTCTCTCGCCTGATAGCATCCACCAATCTCTCTTCGTATGATCGTAATAATTTCTCAGCCTCGACAGTAAACGGCACGTCGATTGGATGTGGTGGCATGTCATGTGCGTTACCCAAATCCAGATCACCGATTTGTGCGTGTGCATGTTCTTTTGACCATGCTGCTAAACGCTCTGAGATATTTGATCTGCGCTTTTTCTGAGATAGCTGCACTCCGATCTCTGACTTCACAATAACGAATCGGTTTAAAAGACCAGAAGCAACATCACCACCACCAATTGCCTGCATAAACTCTGACGGCGTGGACATTCCGACAAGTGTCAGACTGGGGCGCTTTACGACCTTTTCCAACTTCTCAGCTTCGGATGCCTTCATGGTGTTGGTGGCGTAACCTTGCTGGCGCAGTGTGCCATCCTGACGGCCAAAGCATTCCATGATCGATGTTAGGGCGTCTGCCTTATGCTGGTTTCCTTTGGCGGCTGCTGACTTGAGCTGGCGTCCAAGTTCATCGACCACAGAAACATGAGTGGGCTTTTTGGTCAGAGTTGAGATGACCCCAGCCGCTGACGTGTATCCTGCTGGACCGATTAGTTCATCCAGACCAGACGCCTCCAGCAACTCTTCAAGAACAGTCTTGGTATGCTCTTTGCCCGATCCTGTTTCGCCAATGTTTAGGAAGTATAGACTGGAGAAGTTGCGCTGATCTGTTACCCAGCGCCTGCCCATGACCACAGATCCATATGCTATGGCTGCTTGGACTGCGAATTGTGGCTGTGGTTTGATTGCCGTGACCGTGTAGTAGTTGACAACATCCTGCAAGATGCCCGGCACAGAGAGTAAATCTTCTGGAACATTTTCCATCGAACCCTGTTTTGCTTTCTTGGGCTTGGATAAAATTTGGTCGGCAATCTTTGCGCCATGTTCGATGGCCTCCTTGTCATATTCATAATCTGGATCTTGCGTCACATTCAGAAGATGCGCTGCATCTTTAACTGCCTTGCTGACATTGCCCTGATGTTCGTACTGCAAGTAAAGTTCAAAGGCATCAAAGCTGTGTGCGCTGTCGAAGGGATCTGATGCATGGTGGCTGTAGGCGCGGCCATCATCGAACAACTTGACCCCAGCCAATCCAGATGAAGAGTTTGGCGATAGGTATCTGTTGCGCGATGTTGGCTTGTATCCATACTGCACTAGAAGTGTGTGCATATCGTGCGCCTCATTAAAGGTATCGATCACTGACGTGCTGTCACCCTTTGGCCTTGGCTTTCGCGTTGGCTGGAACTCTGCCTTCTTTTTCCAAGGACAGATGTCCTGAAGCTGTGGGCGAAACTTATCCCACTCTCTCCATAAGGTTAGGAGCTGCGGCGGCAACTCTGGAAGACCATCCCAGATTGGCATCCCCGACCACTCATATGGGCGTCCAGTATCTGGGTGGATCGATGGCGGCAGAACGTCCTGCACAGATCCAGCTCGCAGCTCGAACACCACTTCTGTCTTGCGCGGATCATCTTTGACGGGCCACGATATCTTATGGGTGATTAAATCGGATGGCGCTTTAAAGAGCAGCTTGCCCCTATTTTCGCGTCCGATAATTTGTGGCGCTGAGTTCATTAGATCCGAAAAGTTAATGCCCAACTCTTCGAAGATCAGCTTTGTGTTTTCGACATTATCGATATCGACGGCGCACGTTCCTGACGCGCCATGCAACAGCCCAACATTATGGGTGGGGTTTAGCTCGTAGTATTCCCGCGCTGCATCTGGATCTGACAATGCCTGCTCTGGCTTTTGCCAGCCAAACTTTGTTGGACCCTTCGAGCCTGCTGGTATGGTGACCAGATACCAGCTTAATCTGGAGCAGTATTCTTCTATCTTCATTGCGAATCACTCAGGTATTCGGACAGCTTTTTCCAAGTGGTCAGGCTGATTTGCTCGTTGCCTGTGGCAATTGATTTGACTGTTGGGTGAGATAGTCCACAGCGTTCCGCAACTACGGTTAACCGCCTATCTTGTAAGGTTTTTCGTATGTCATCGATTGGTATAAGGTTTGTCATTTTTTTCTCCATTTTGGTGCAAATTTATATATTTTGCAAAAACATCTTTACAGTCTTTAAATGTTTCTGTAAAGATCGATTCGAGAAGAAGAAGTGAAGAGTAGAAACCAAAGGAGATTGCAGTGAGCAATGTTGATGGATTGGCCTCCGAGTGGCTGGAAGTAAAGGCGCAAGAAAAAGAGATTATCGCAAAGCGCCACGCGATAGAAGAGCAAATCACAAAGGCATTAGATGCCAAGGGTGAAGGCTCAATTTCCCACAAACTGGAACAACACAAAGTCACGCTGACACAGCCTGTGTCTCGTAAGGTTGATCCTATTGTTTGGGAAAAGGTTAAAGACAAACTTCCTGAACACATGCGTCCTGTTAAGGAAACTATTTCTGCTGACGCGCAGGGTTGTCGTTACCTGTTGGAGAAAGAGCCACGGCTCTGGGCGAAAGTTTCGAAAGCGTTCGAGACTAAGCAGGGCAAGATTGGTGTTAAAGTCGAGCAGCTTTAATGACCTTCTGGTATATGCTGGTGGTTTCCTATTCGTTGGAATTTGATAGCGGAGAATATTTAGAGTTCCGCATTCCATTTAAAAACTACCACTCTTGCATCGCGGCGCAGGATCAAATTCACGCCGCGATTTATAAAAATTACCGCGCCATCCAATCAAGCTGCATTGAGACAGATCGCGCATCATCAACAATACGGCCAAAGGCACGGCCAGATTTTAAAAAGGAGAAGTAAATGGAAAAGGAAATGGACAAAATGTTGGATGAAATATTCCGCAAAGTTTTTGGGGAGAGATATTAATGGCGATTAATTTGAAATCACTGTCGAAGCCTACGGGCCAGCGACCAATCATCGCCACGTTGTTTGGCGAGGGCGGCATGGGCAAGACTACACTGGCTGCAATGTTTCCCAAGCCTGTATTTATTCGGACTGAAGATGGCACGGCCAGCTTGCAGGGGAATGAAGAGGTGAGCTTGTTTCCATTGGCGACAAGCAGCCAAGATGTTTTGGATGCAATTGAGGCTTTAGCCACAGAAAAACATGAGTTTAAAACAGTTGTGATTGACAGCATTACGCAGTTGGCCACAATGGTTGAAAGCGAAATTGTTGCGGCTGATCCAAAAGCCAAATCGATTAATCAAGCTGGTGGCGGCTATGGCGCAGGCTATGGCACGGCATCAGAAAAGCATCGCCAGATCCGCGAGTGGGCTGGTGCGTTGGCTTATGACAATGGCATGAATGTGGTCTTCATTGGCCACGCCGATACTGAAACAATGGATCTGCCAGACATGGACCCGTTTGCCAGATACACCGTGAGGCTGCATAAAAAGTCGCTGCCTCATTACACAGATAATGTCGATATGGTTGGGCTTATCCGACTGAAGACATTTACCAGAGGCGATGGCGATAAGAAGCGCGCCATTTCTACAGGTGAGCGTGAGATCCTGTGTTTTCCACAGGCATCAAGCGTAACCAAAAATCGCTTCAATATCACTGAACCACTGCCGTTTTCATTCGATGGCGGTAATCCTTTTCAACAATTCATATCCAACTAGGAGAAATCAAGATGGATCTTTCAAACTATAATATTCACGAAGTCGAGCCAATGGGAACTTTTGAACCACTTCCTGCTGATTGGTACAGATGCGTTATTGCTGACACTGAAGAGCGCGAGACAAAAAAGCAGGATGGTTCTTACTTGCAGCTTACCATTGAGGTGATCGACGGAAAGTATCAAGGGCGTAAAATATTTGATCGTTTAAACCTTCAAAACAAAAACCCAGTCGCGGTTGATATTGCGCGGCGCTCTTTGGCGAGCATTGCCAAAGCCATTAACGTCGATCCTAAAAACAGCTCCGATTTGATCGACATTCCGTTGATGGTGAAAGTGGCCGTGCGTCCAGCAGAAAACGGCTACGATGCTTCTAATGACGTGAAGGGGTACGATGCTGATGGAGGCGCTTCTGCTTCTGTGGCAGCAGCTCCTGTGGCTGCGAATGGTGGTGGAGCTGCAACACCGCCGTGGAAACGCTGAGTTCAGTTTCTGGGATGGGGCGCGTGTCGCCCCATTACACGAACAGAAGGAGAGCGGAATGTTAGAATATGTTGTGATAGTTTTTGCCATTAATGTGGCGCTAAACATGATGGGGGTTTTCCAATAATGGATCTCACTGCTTACGCCACCCCGAAAACCATTGAAGCAATTTACCAACATTACAAAGACAAGCGCAAGAATGAGCATCGACCTCATCTTGGCGGCAGTCAAATCGGCAATGAATGCAGCCGTGCGCTTTGGTATCAGTTTCGACATGCATGGACGCCTCTTTTCGAGGGGCGTCTTTTGCGTTTGTTCGAGACTGGTGATCGTGAAGAAGATCGCATTGTGTCAAACCTTCGAGCTGTTGGCGTTAAGGTTTGGGAACGTGATCCTGATACTGGCAAGCAAGTCAGGTTCGAAGGCTGTGGTGGACATTTTGCATTGAGCTTGGATGGCGTTGGTGAAGGGTTTGCTGAAAGCGGAAAGCCTCACACGCTTGAGTTCAAAACGATGAACGATAAGAATTTCAAGGTCACTAAAAACATGGGCGTGGAGAAATCCAAACCAATCTATTGGGCGCAGTGTCAAGTTGGTATGATCTTGTCTGGGATTGATCGATGTTACTTTTTTGCTGTGAATAAAAACACAGATGAAATGTATGGCGAGCGGATTAAGCTGGATAAAAAAGAAGCGCAGGGTCTGATCGATAAGGCTGAGAAAATTGTCTTTTCGAATTTGCCTCCAGATAAATTGCATGAAGATCCTAGCAATTGGCAGTGCAAGTTTTGTCCATACTGGGCGATCTGTCATGGCTGCAAGATTCCAGAAGTGAGCTGCCGAACTTGCGCCCATGTGACGCCAGAGAAGGATGGCACTTGGAGCTGCGCTTTGGGCAAGCCTGCCGTCACTTGTGATGATCATTTGTACATCCCTCAAATCATGCCGAAGGATTTTGAAATGACTGACGCTGGTGATGACTGGGTTGAATATGAAGACTTGGATACTGGTGAGATTCTCCGCAATAATAAAAACAGTCGTGAAATATTTGAAGGAAGGATGCAGACATGAACCGCGAAGAATTAGGCGAAGTGGTTGCGATTATGTTGGATGTTATGCCGGGTAACATTACCGACAAAGAAATTGCCATTATTATGATCAACTTCATTATTCAGAAAAAACGGGCCAATCACTGGCCAGTTATTAATGCTGAGATTGAAGGTGGATTAGTCGAGTATTTAATTTCGCAAGTTGAAAGTGAAATCACTGAACAGATCGAAAACAAGGCAGTTAAGGATGCTAATGATTTTCTGGGGAGGATTGTCAATGACGTTTGAGCTTCGTGATTATCAGAAAGATGCCATTGATGGGCTGTACAATTACTGGGCGCAGAAGAAGGGGGAGAACCCACTGATCGTTGCGCCGACTGGATCTGGCAAGACGGCTATCATTGCCAAGATGATCCAAGACGCCATGAGCTTCCCCAACACTAGGGTGCTGGTTTTGGCGCACGTTAAGGAGCTGCTGGAGCAAGGGGCGTCAGGTTTAAAGAAGCTGTATCCAGAGGCTGATTTCGGCTTCTACAGCGCGTCTTTAAAAGAAAAGGATCTGACCAAGCCAATTACGTTTGGCGGCATCCAGAGTATATACAAACGTGCATACGAAATGGTTCCAGCTCCAGACTTAGTGATCATCGATGAGGCGCATATGCTGCCGCCCAAAACGACCACACGTTATGGTCGATTTATCGATGACTTGAAGCAGTGCAATCCAGACGTGAAGATTGTTGGGCTGACAGCCACGCCATATCGACTGAGTTCAGGATACTTGCACAGAGGTGAAGGTGCGATCTTTGATGGCATTGCTTATGACATTCCAGTGACCATGCTAATGGATCAGGGTTACTTGGCCCCAGTCATCAGTAGGGGTGGCTTGCAGCAGATCGATCTGACCAACGTGAAGAAGCGAGGCGGTGAGTTTGTCGAGAGTGATTTGGCCACTGCTGCGTCTGATCCTGTGTTGGTTAAAAATACTGTCGAAGAAATTGTGGCGCTGGGAGCCGACCGTAAAAGCTGGTTAATCTTTGCCAGTGGCATTGAACATGCAAATATGCTGGAAGATGCGTTTTTCGATCACATGATTAATGCAGAAGTTTTGACTGGTGAAGACAGCCAAAAAGATCGCGCTTCGAAGATCGAAAGGTTTAAGAATGGCAAACTGCGCTGCTTGGTGAACGTGAATGTTTTGACCACTGGGTTCGATGCGCCGAATGTGGATTTGATTGGGCTGGTTCGAGCTACGGCATCGACAGGTTTGTATGTCCAGATCATTGGTCGCGGTACGCGGATCTCTGAGGGCAAGGAAAACTGTCTGGTTTTAGATTACGGCCAGAACGTCGAGCGTCATGGGTTTATTGATAAGGTGAAGCCAGAGCATGATAACCGGGGCGATGGAGATGGCGAAGCGCCGATCAAGACATGCCCTAAGTGTCAGATGCATTTGGCTATTGCCTGTTTGATTTGTCCTGATTGTGGGCATGAGTTCCCGCCACCCACATTGAACCATGCGAGCAAGAGTTACGATGGCGCAATGATTTCAACACAGGTGCAGCAGCCTGAATGGTTTGATGTAGAAAACGTGACGTACAGGCGCTGGCAGAAGGCTGGGAAGGCTGACAGCGTGAGGGTGACCTATCACTATGGATTTTTCAAAGAAGTCTCTGAGTGGCTTTGTCCTGATCACGGTGGCTATGCCACGACAAAATACATGCAGCGCAGATCCCAGCTTGGTGCGAATGCAAAGACCACAAACGAGGCGATGGATGAATGCCAAAACTGGAATAAGCCCAGTCGCATTCAAATAAAGCCTGAAGGCAAATACGAAAGAATTGTGAGGTTTGATTATGAGAAACGTGAGAAGAAGGAAAACGTCATCCACGTTGATTTCAGTTTCGAGGAAATACCCTTCTGAGCATGATGAGCAAGTTGGATTTGTTAATTGGTTTCGCACAAAGTTTCCAAAGGTTTTGATCTTTGCCATTCCCAACGGTGGCAAAAGATCGATTGGGGCAGGCAAGAAGTTTAAAGCTGAAGGCGTTGTGGCTGGCATTCCAGATTTGTTTATCCCAGCTTGGGATGTCTGGGTGGAAATGAAGCGGGAAAGTGGTGGGAGGCTTTCCCCCGATCAAAGAGAGATGATTAAATACCTTGAGAGCGAAGGATATCATGTGATCGTTGGCAAGGGTGCAAAGGATGCTTCGAAGCAGATTATGGAAGCAAAAGATAATTGGGGGAGAAAAGAATGAAAGATCTTTCAGTGCGACCAATTACACGGCGATCTGCTTTGCCATTTATTGTGGACCGACATTACATGCGAAGGGTTCCACCAATTAGCATGGCTTTTGGATTGTTCGATAGTGAAAAAATGATTGGCATAGTAACTTATGGCGTTAGTGCATCTACAACTTTACGGCGTGGCGTTTGTGGTGATGAATTTGCTGATAATGTTTATGAACTTACACGTCTTTGGACTGAAGATGATTCTCCTAAAAATGCAGAAAGTTTTTTGATTAGTGGCTCATTGAAAATGGTTGATAAAGAAATCATTGTGACTTTTGCAGAAATAGAAGCTGGTCATGTTGGCACAATTTATCAGGCGTCAAACTTTTTTTACTGTGGCCTATCTTCGAAGTTCAAAGATCCAAAGGTTAAAGGATTAGAGCATCAGCATCACACAACTTACGCACATGGCATGAACATGCAGCAAATCCGCGACAAGTATGGTGAAGAAAATGTTTACTACGCTGATAGGCCGCGCAAGCATAGGTATGTGTTTTTCAACGCCAAGAAGAAACGGCGCAAAGATTTAATCAAGGCTCTTAAATACAAAGTGCTGCCTTATCCAAAACAAGGAGAAAAGAATGACTATACCAACTTATGAGTGCGACAAGGTTAATAACAAACTAACCTTTCATTGCCCATTATGCATGAAAGTACACACACATGGATCAGAAGAAGGACACAGAATTTCTCATTGTAATAACAGTGATTACCATCCCAATGGTTATTTTCTAAAAAATAAAGGCAAACAAAATGAAATTAAAATATCACTGGACAGTTAATGATGATGGGCTGCATATTTATGAGGAAGGGGTCAGGGTTGCGAAGATCGATCCTGATCAATTCAAACATTTGGTTGCAGAATTAGCAGAGCATGTAAGGTGGCAAGAAACTAGAAAAGGGTAAAGCAATGGGCGATGAATCTTTAAATCCATACCAACGTGAGTTTTTAAAGTTTTTAAAAAGGCAAGTTGATAGCTGCCAAAGCGAGGCGAATAGAACCCGCTACCATCCCAATGTTAGCCAAGATTTGTTTCGAGCTAGAAACGAGCTAAAAGAGTATAGACTTTCTCTACAGCGCGAAGGCGTTAAAATTTAATTTAAAAAAATGCATTGTCTCTATTGTAATCTGTGACAGATGTCATATATGTAAGATGTAGAGAGAGAGAGGAAATAAAATGTTTACTAAATACGCAATCACCGTAATCGACACAGTTAGCACACGCGATGGATCACGCAGCCACACTGCTGATAAAGCCTACTTCGAAAAACTCAGCAGCTATAATGGCTACTTACATGCCAGCTCAACAGTCACGACTACCTTCGACAGCCAAGAAGCTGCTGAAAATTTTATCGAAGAGCTGCCTGTCAGCCGCTGTGGTGAGTATAATAACAAATACGAATATGGTGTCGAAGCTATCGAATACACTCACGCAAATCACAGTGGATGGTCTGATGTACACCCATATGAGATCGTGCGCGTTGTATCTCCAAAGACAATTGAGATCCGCGCAATGGATGCGGAGCTTGATGAAAACTGGAAGCCTGAGATCATTGCTG